GCCAGGCGTGATCGCTGGCTTGTTAAAAATCAGTTTAGGTAATCGGTAATGGCTAATCAATCAGGATTATTGGGACAGGCGGATATGGCTAAGTGCGAAGGCATAGGCTGTGCATTCAAAGACTCGTGTGGACGCTATGCCAGGCCGGAAGCTGAGCATCAGGCATGGGCTGCGTTTTATGCCCTGTCTGGTGATGATTGTGAGGCGTATGAAGTTATTGGTGGAGACTCTGAAAAATGAAATCACTTAATCAGACAGACTTTGCCAGGCATATTGGCGTGAGCAAGGGATATGTGACTCAGCTGAAACAGGCTGGGCGATTGGTTTTTGCTGAAGGCGGCAAAATTGATGTTGAGGCCAGTATGCTGCTGATTAATAAAACGGCTGATCCGAACCGTGATGATGTGAAGGCGCGTCACGATGCCGCCCGTGCTAAAGAACCCAGCACCAAGTCGAGCAGGGATGGAAAAATGAAGGATCCCAACATGGTGACTTTCAGTGAGGGGCGGGCTAAAGAGCAGCACTTCAAAGCCTTGCAGGCTGAACTTGAGTACAAAAAAAACATTGGTGAGCTAGTTGCCAAGGTGGATATGCAGGCGGCCGTTGCTGATGTAGTCACCGGGTTCAGGCAGAAGCTTGAAAATCTTCCGCATCGCGTTTCCGCGGAGCTGGTGGGGCAGGATCTGCAATACATCAGGACGCATTTAAAGCAGGAAGCCCACGATATTCTTAATGAGCTATCAAAAGAATTTACTGAAAAAGTCATTCAATACGAAGCAAAAATTTCATGAGTATTTTATGTGATGCATTTCTGCTTACTTATGCGGCGGCCGAGAAAGCGATCAGGCCTAAAGCTAAATGCACGGTGAGTGAATGGGCTGATACGCACCGCATCTTATCCGGTGAGGGGTCAGCAGAGAAGGGCGCCTGGAAGACATCACGCACTCCTTACCTGCGGGAACCGATGGATTGCCTGTCGGAAGATTCTCATCATGAAAAAGTGGTGCTGATGAAGGCCAGCCAGGTAGGCGGTACCGAGGCAGGCAGTAACTGGCTTGGGTACATTATCGATGTTGCTAAAGGCCCGGTGGCAGTCGTGATGCCAACGGAGCGCAGCCTGAATGACTGGGTAAGCCAGAAATTTGACCCAATGGCGCAGGATACCCCTGCGGTCAGTGATGCCCTGGCAAAACGCAGCAACAAATCTTCTGATAACAATAGCCAGCGTAAAAAATTCACCGGCGGCATTATTTATTTTAAAACTGCAGGGTCTACCGCTGAACTTAAATCGACCAGTTTGCGTTACGCGCTTGCTGATGAGGTTGATGAGTGGGAGTGGTCAACCACCCAGGGAGACCCGATCAAGCTGCTCGATGTGCGTAAAACCACATTCCATGATGGAAAGCTATTCATAGTCAGTTCGCCGACACTGAAAGATGCCAGCCATATCGAGGCTGAATATGAAGGCGGTGACCAAAGAAAATACCATGTGCCGTGCCCGCATTGCGGTGAGCTGCAATATCTTAAATGGTTGAACCTGCGTTATGAGCGCGACCTGGTTAATCCAAAGAAAATAGTGAAAGTCTATTACGCATGCGAGCATAACGGCTGTGTGATTGAAGAGCATCACAAGCCGCAGATGATGGCGAATGGCGTTTGGATTGCTCTGGCACCGGAAAATCTCTATCGCAGCTACCATATCAGCGCCTTGTATTCACCTGTGGGACTGGGAAAAAGCTGGCAGCAGTTAGCCTATGAGTGGATTGATGCCCAGAATGATCCTAAAAACCTGATGGTGTTCGTTAACACTAGGTTGGGTGAGAGTTTTGCCGACCGCAGCCATGATATCAAGCCGAACCTTCTTCAAGCACGAGCTGAGCCATACGCATTGAGGACCATTCCAATCGGGTGTTTGGTTTTAACCGTTGGCATCGATACGCAGGATGATCGATTGGAGATACAAATCACCGGCCACGGCATGAATGACAGCACATGGCCGATTGATTACCACGTTCTGTATGGCAACCCATCAGATGAAAAACTGTGGGATTCTCTGATTGATTACCTCAAGAGTGCGGTTTTTATTAACCACTTCGGCATTAAGTTGCGTCTTGAAGCCGGCGCGATTGATACCGGCGGCCATCACACACACATGGTGTATGCGTTTGTGCGTAAATGTAACGACGCCGGCGTTGTCCGGATGATGGCCTGTAAGGGCGCAAGCACCTATGGCCGTGCAATATTGGGCAAACCATCACAGCAAGATGTGAACGTGAAAGGCCAAACCATCAAGAAGGGGATTGCGCTTTATGTGATTGGTGCAGATACAGCCAAACACTTGTTATATAACCGTTTGAATGGCGATAACGATAAAGATGCTAACAATCGAAAAGTGCATTTTAGCCAGGCGCTAGATATTAGCTATTTTGAAGGTTTGGTTTCTGAAACTTATAACCCGCGCAAAAACCGCTGGGAGCTTAAAAAAGGAAAACGTAACGAGCAACTGGATACCTGGGTGCTTTCGATTGCTGCTAGCCATCATCCTGAAATATATCTACATAAATGGAAAAAGTCAGACTGGGAAAGACGCAAATCCATGGTGGAGCCGGTGAGCATGGTACCGAACGATGATGGTGTATTCGAAGTGCAAACCAAAGCGGCTGAGCAGCCAGATGTGGCATTAAGCGGTGGAAAAGTAGGATTGGCTTCATTCAGGCGCGGAGGCGGCGGTCGATAATGGCTGATGATATTGTCGATTACCTGTTAAGGGAGTTTAGAGAGTCGTTTCCTGAAGCCTCAGAGGAAACACTGTCGGCGCTTGAAGAAAAAGCACGCGGTGAATGGGGTGGTGATGAAGCATACGTTGCCAAAAAGAAGATAAAGATGTCTCAAAAACAAAAGGCTGTCACTGAGTATATTGGCGGCAAGCCCATTAAAGACATCAAGAAGAATACCGGAGTTGGCCGGGCTACGCTCTACCGTCATCTTAAAAAAGCTTAGTGTCTCATTTTCCCCTAAAAATGAGACATTGAAATCTTTATGCTATAGCCATTAACTCGGAGATTCCGGATGGCTGGCATTACACTCGAACAAGCGCAATCAAAACTAGATGAATACCTGGCCGCTGAAACCGCCGTATTATCTGGGCAGGCGTATGAAATTGCCGGTCGCAGCCTGAGGCGTGCCGATCTGGATGCAATTCATACCGGGATCAAGGTTTGGAATGAGCGCGTGCAAACACTTTCAGCCGCAGCAGAAGGCCGTGGCCGCGTGATTGTCGGTCGTCCAGGAGGTTAATCATGGCGCGTATACCACTCCCCGTGATCAAGCCAAATCTCACAGATAAGATAATCGGTTATTTTTCGCCAAAAACAGCGCTAAGAAACATCCAGGACCGCATGAAAATTGAAATGCTAAGCGGGACAGGGGTCGGGTACAACGGCGCAAGCAAAAGCCGTCCGGCACTTTCAAACTGGAATGCGTTTGGCGGGTCTGCAGAAACGGATATCAGCCATGATTTGCCGTTAAATCGGGCACGCAGCCGTGATCAGGTTCGCAATAATCCGATTGCCAACGGTACCGTTGGTCAAACCACTACCAATGTCATTGGCACGGGCTTGTCCTTGTCGCCGGCAATTGATGCTCAATTTCTTGGATTGACGCAAGACCAGGCGGACGATTGGGCTGCCAATACCAAACGCGAGTGGTTACTTTTTGCCAATAGCAAAAACTGCGACATCACGCGCCAGCAAAATTTTTTCCAGCTGCAGGATCTGGTATTCAGATCACGGGCTGAATCAGGCGATGTGGCCGTCATCACCCCCATGAAGGATCGCGGCAGCGTTTATTCGTTGTGTCTGCAGGTGGTGGAAGCGGACCGCATGAGCAATGAAAATAGAAAGCAAAACACTGACAAACTGATTGACGGCGTAGAGCTTGATGAAGATGGTGCTGCGATTGCATATCACTTTAGCAGTCATCACCCAGGTGACTTACGCAAAACCAATATGAATTGGCAGCGTGTACCGGCGTATGGTGAGAATGGCCGGCGCAATGTATTGCATTTGTTCAAAAAACTACGCCCTGGGCAAGTACGCGGCGTGCCGGATTTTGCTCCCATCATCGAGCAACTCAAGCAGCTAGGCCGCTATACCGATGCCGAACTACAGGCTGCGGTAGTGAGTGGCATGTTTGCCATGTTTATTCGCATGGATCATAACGCCTTTGGCGACCTGTTTAACGATGATGGAAAAAAAACCTATGTGGAAAATGCCAGCAAATGGGATGGAAACCTGGACTCTGGCGGCCGGGTAGTGAACCTATTACCTGGTGAAGAACCTATCGCTCCCAATGTAGGGCGACCAAATTCAGAGTTTGACCCGTTCGTACAATCCATTTTGCGGCAAATCGGCATGAGCCTGGAAATCCCTTACGAAGTTCTGATCATGCACTTTCAATCCAGCTATTCAGCAGCGCGTGCCGCATTGCTGGCAGCATGG